GGCCGGACACCACGTGTGTGCTGCCGACTGTGACGGGAAACCGTCGCAATGCCCTTGAGGGACACAGACAAGCCCGGTGGCAAACGGTCCTTTTGGACCGCGTCCACCGAGCCCTCGGCAAGGGTCTGGATGGCGGCCATGGCTTCCATCTCAGGCATATTCGACAAAGGATTACCACGCCCCGTTATCCGGTGTGCAAGACGGGAGTTTATCTTGGAATATGCGGTAACGAACGAAGAGAAGCCTCGACAATAAGGCCTTCCCTGAACGAAACCAGCGATTCCAAGTGCAGGTGCCCAGACGGCTGCGAGACGAAGCACAGCATCATCCTCCGTAAGAGTGATAAAGTCCGAACCAATTGTGACTTGGAGCATTTCTGCCCTGGTCCCAAGATTCGGAAACTCGAACGGTGGAGAGTGTGCGTATTCATCTCGTGCCATGTCCATGGCTTCCTGCAACAAATCTCCCGCCACTCCACAAGTCCTCCACAAGTTGGTCAGCTTCTGCAGGTCCTTAGTAGCAGCGGCCTTTCCGTCTCCGGATCGGCCGTGAACCAGGACCGCAAAGAAGGCCTTCCTTACGTGTGGGGGAGCATCATGGAGTGCTCTACCCGGTCTACGGGGTGGGAAACCACCACCTCCAATCTCCCTTGGAAGCTCCGCAGCTATGCCAGCCTTGACGAGGCGGCGGTGCTCGGGTCTAAAGATTCTGGCGAGATGAGCCACCTTACGGCGGACCTTCTCGCTCGCCCAAGACGGTATGCTGGAGGAGATCGCTGGGCCCGAAGTGGACCAGGAAGGCAGCTCGAAGGGGACAGGACCAGAAACCTTCTTAATGGCAAAATGCCCAGGATGAACTATAGCCCTCACAGGCATGTAGTCTATCATGTGCGAAGCCACAAAGTAAGTAAACTGAAGTCCCGTTCCCCAACGGCTGTTCCTTCCCTTACCATATCGGTACCGCGCTCCAGAAGCTGCCGTCCAGGACGGGGGAGTCTGCAAACTGAGCTCAAACCAGCACATCTGCTCTGTAAAGAGCAGCAGATGGCGGGAGACCAGATGCTTACCAGCAGACAACCCAGAACCAACAGACTCGATGCGGAGTTTATACCCTGTATGTGCGCGTTCCGGCATCACGGCAGCCAAGTCGTCACCGCAAACTGCGAATCGAAGCAGGTCATTAACCGCACGATTCGGCAAGTCGGTAACTACTCGGCGTACTGCCATTTCAGCCGCCCAGATGTTGATCAGGTTGAGGATAAACCAGGAAAGCGGCAAACCCATAAGGCAGCCGCAACCCGAATCTATCGCATCAATACCCGATCCATCTGGATAGCTCACACGCATGGGTCCCAACAATCGGTGTCCAAGACTCCGAATGTCGGGTGGGAGATCCGCACCATCACACACACTTTCCCAGACAGTTTCAATTGCCCAGCGAGCCAAGCCATCAGTGGCCTTAGTAAGGTCGGCCGATACTACGAGCAAATTCCCGATTTCTTGGGGTACCGCGAGCGGATTCTCTTGAAGCTCTTCAAAGAGCTCCTCGAGTCTCCGGCCCTGCAGGGACGCCTTAATCCTGGGATCATGCTCAAGCATCGGCCATACGACCGAACGGACCAAATGGCCGACCTCTACCACATCGGCGGGGCTGGCGGTGAAGACGCGACTCTTGTAGCCACGTTCCGCCGCTGCTCCAGCACGACATGGAAGAGGTCCCTCGCGGGAATGGAACCGTCTGAGGGACTTGTCCCGAATGATGCGGGCGATACGAGCACGTTCCAGATCCGGGTCGGCCGTAAGGTCAACCACATACTCGACCTCACCGCGGGTAGCGGGACTCAGCGGTCCATGGACCTGCCGATTCTCCTCCCCTTGTACGGTAAAGCGAGTTGGATCTCGGAACGTTGGGTAGTAGTAAAGAGGATCGATTTCCTCAGGAAGTGGCTCAAACAAAGATTCGGCAGGTTCATCAAACCATTCGTCAACCATTTGCCTGAGTTCCGAGCGTTGACCGCCCAGTTCTCGGCTATAGTCAAGTGTGGCAGACGAAGAAGCCGACATCTTAGCCATATCCCGTTCGGCATACTTACCGAACTTTACTCCCCATGCTGTCGCCCACATCTTCAGTTCCTCACGTACTTCCGAATTCTCCGGAACTACACGGGAAAGTGTATCCCTATGCCCAACCAGCGAAGCGTCGATAACCTTCTTGCTTGGAGGTGGGAGAGCCCGAGCCATTGCCGAGAGCTGAACAAGTTCTCTGGCTTTGGACGGCAATCCTTTCACCGCAAGACAGGCCTTCCGCATGCGGTTGAGGCAGTGGGGTGTGTTAGGGTGCAGAGGTGGTGGAGTCTGATTAAACTCTGTAGGTTGACCGGTCCAGCCAAGCTGGGCGGCGTCGTACCGACATCGCTTCGCAAAGGTCTTGAGAACCTCTGCAGCGAAATCGGGACCACAGCCGACCGCGGCACGGGTCAGCCAAATTCGGAGTTGACTCAGATCATCCTTGTCGAAACTGACGTTGTTAAGCGTAACTGCGGCTACGATTGCTTCCCAAGTCGGTTGAATAAACCGACAGAGTTGCTTTCGATGCCGCTTTTGCAAAACCTTGACGTGCGTCAGAAACCTTGCCGATTGTTCTTGGAATTCTTTGTCAAAATAGAATCCCGAGATTGTGTCCCTCTTAGGCGGTGCGTCAACGAAGATTATCTTCTCCGCTTTAGCACCTTTCGCCCGACGGGAGGAGGATTTATCCCCCTTCTTTCGGGTCGAAGGCTGAAGCTTCGAACGCATCAACAGGTGACCTATGCTCTCGCATAAGTTACCCGCTGTGGCTCTAGC